ATCATAACTGCAAATATTTCTACCATCGCAATGTTCACAAAGTAATCTAGTATTTTTAGTAATGATAGGAAACATTTTTTTGCAAATCTCCAATCTATCATCCATTCTTATACACCTCTTTTATTATCACAATTTTCACACTCTTTTAGATTCAATCTATACTCATAAATTCTACCTACTATAAAACTTCCTACTATAAGTATTAAACTAGCCAAGATGTTCATTTTCCAACATCTCCTTACGTTCTAAGAACTCTTTTTTAATTTCTTCCAAATTCTCGCATTCATTACCAACTACTACATATTTTTTGCTATTCATTATAGTTGCTTTACTTGTAATTTCCTCCCATTTACCTTCAAATTGCTTTAAATAATGCCATTCAACATATAATTCAAGAGCATAATTTTCTTGTCTTACAATTCCATATTCATATTTATTTTTAGTATTATAGGGTTCTTTCAATATATCTCCCTCATAAATTTCTTCATTATTTCCAGACCAACATTTAGAGAATACTCCAACATTAGATACTTTTTGCCATTCGCAATTCTCTTTTAGCATAAATAAACAATCTACTGCATCACTCCACTTTATTGTTTCAGAATAAATCCACTTCTCATTCTCAAAATCATAACCTCTGTACTTAATTAAACTCACTTTTAATCATCTCCTCATATTCTTCTCTAGCTTTATCTATAGCAATAAATATGTCCTCTCCATTGTCATATAACTCTTTTGCTCTTTTAATTGTGTATTCAGTCCTTGAAACTTCCATTATTCCTCCTTAATATATTCAGCTTTCCAGCCACTTCTTGTTTTAGTTTTCTTTTTAATTGTTTGGTAAACTGCCTGACTCTGTAGTCTTAAAAAACATGCTGCACTATCTATAGAATCAAATATTTTTTCTTCACCAGTTTTGGCATTAATCAACTTTACCTTTGAACCTTTCTTTTTCTTTTTTCTATTTTTATCAACATTAAACTCTATTAGCATTTTTTCAGAAGTTGGAAATACAAGCTCTCCATTTTTTCTTACTCCATGAACACAACAATATAGTGCTAAGTAGTTTCTAAGAGTCAAATCATCTTCAAATATGTTATCTGCAACAGAACCATTAAAATATTTTTCAACCTTTAACATTTCAGCTCCCTCCTTATTCAACTGGCATTTCAAACACTTTTTCTTTGTTGCATCTAACCCCGTCTTTATTTATAATGTCAAACTTAGTTCCTGCAATAATAGCCTCCTGTATTCTGTTTAATACTTCAATAGCTCTTTCATTACTTTCATATACACCTATTCGTTTGACATCATCTTCAAATATTACAAATACTTGTTTATCGTATATTTCAACTCTGTTAACTCTCATTAAATCTAATCTATCTTGACTTCTAATTATTATCATTCCTAATACCCCCATCATCATTTTTCCTGTTATAATTTTTAAGACTTTCAGCATTTCAAGCCACAATATATCTCTCAATAAAGAATCCCATCCAGATATTATTGTAAAAGTCCCTTCATATTTTACTCTCTCAAACGGATTGTCTATTTCTGTACTCTCGAACATTACTTCTTCGATTCTTGTATCATTTATCTCAAAACTTCCCTTATCGCATTCTAAGAACACTTTCTCACACTCATATTTCACTCTTAGACCTCCAATATTTTTTAACTTCTAGGAAGTAATATTGTATAATTACTCCCTAGAATACTTAACTTAACCGAATTTACTTTCTTCAAGTTGACCTTTTGTAGCCATGTTTTTTAATTCTTCATCTGTATATTGGTCAAAAGTCTGATTGAAATTATCAAACTTATTCTTATTATGTTTACTTGGCTTAGCCTCATAATTTTCTTGTAATGCTTTTATGAGATACCCTGTAACACTTTTTACATTCTCCGTATTTTTGACTAACATTAGTTTTTCCTCTAAATAGTCAATCCCATTATTTGTATGTATAAATACATCAATAATTTTTTCAATGTCTTTAGATTCTAAATCAAAGTATTTTTTGATTTTATCCACAACCACCGTAACCTTTTTATTGTTGTTGTTATTCTTATTGTTATTCTTATTGTTATTCTTATTGTTATTGTCCCCGTATCGTGGTACGACTCGTTCACGTATCGTCGACGTATCGTAAGAATCCCCATTTTTAGCCATTTCATAATATTCTTCAAATATTTTTCTTATATCTGATTTTTCTATTGATGGAATTACATATTTTATTAACTCAATATCTTTAACTTCTTTGAGTTCTTTATTGAGTAAATCTACAATTGGTTTGCCACCTTTGGTTAAATTATATTTGCCCCAATTTTTTATGGCAATTTCTCGAGTATCGGGATTATATTTTATGCATTTGTGGTGATTTATGAATCTATCCATCAATGCTCTTATGCTTTCTTCTGAGTATCCCATCCAAAATGCGAGTTGTTTTTTAGTTACTTGATAAACTCCTATTTGTGTTGTTTGAGGATTACTAAGAAGAAGTATAAAGAAAAATTTATCTTCTGGTGTCCATTCCTCTTGTACCTTTGGGTCAGTCCAAAAGCTTGTATATATCTGTCTGAAAACTGCCACTCTAACACCTCCTATGCACCCTTAAAAGCTTGTTTCTCATAAGCTGTACAAACAGCATCATATTCGCTTTTATTTAAATCCTTTATGTCTTTTCCTAGTCGTTTGAAAACCTGTTCTTTTAACAATGTTTTATTAACTCCTGCACTATTAGCTATTGCATATAACCTAGTTAGTTGTTTATCTGTCAATATTCTATCTGTATTTTTGTCTTGTTGAACATTATTTTTAGCTTCATTTTTTCCACTTACTGCGTCAAAACTATCATTCTCAGTTATATTAAGTAACTGAATATATAAATATCTAGTTTGATAGGTTTCTATACCTCCTAGTGCCTGTAATTCATTAGAACCTTTAAGTTGTAAATCTCTCATTGGAGAAGTGAATACAATCTGTTCTGATGGGTTTTCTCCATTAATTAATGTTAGAGTTGCATATTCATTTGTAAAGGTCACTATAGGGCATAGCTTAGCTTCTTCAAGTAATCCAGTTGCTTGTGGTAGAAAGTCTGCTAACTCAAAATACTTGAAGTTAGCGAACTTATTTTCTCCACTTTTCTTTAGATTCAACTTACTAAATTTAACTCTTACATCCATCAATTTAATGTAAATATTATTAATTTCCATGGTCCTCACCTACTCTTTTTTAGCTTTTGGAATTGTTAGTGTAGTTCCATATTCAATCCTGCAACCTTCGACCTCATGACCTTTTTTAATAAAGTCTTTTATACTATTTTTATCTACTTTTACAACTTGCTCTACTGTTTTGTATATAGCAGGTATCTTTTCTTCATCTTCTATGACTAAGCTACCTGCTGACTTTCTTATACTTATATTTCCTAAAACTGTTTCTACTTTTTTAGTACCAAGTAATTCCATACAGTCTTTTATATTGCTTTTTAATCTATCAAGAGTATTCTTTTTGACCCTTTTTAACTCTTGCAATCTTTTAATCTCTGAATCTATAGAGTTTATATCACTGTCAATATTTAATATTACTGAAACTATCCTAGTGTTTTTATTTTGTATCTCTTGTTTTATTATTTCTTTTATTTCCTCTAGTTTTTCAGCTTCATTTCCTGTTGTTTCTGTTAAACCTTCTTCTATTTCTAATAAATCTGTAGTTAATTCATATAAAGTACTCATAATTTCCCTCCGTTTGTGCTATAATATAGCTATAATTTATTTGTATCTATTTTTGATTAGAGCCAGTCGCAATGGCTCTTTTCTTATATCTGCACATCTATAGGTATATCTCTTTCAAGTTCTTCTAAAATTAATTGAAATATCTTGTAATCCTCACTTTCTTCATATTCTTTTATTTCAATTTGTGTATCTATAATTTCTAGTAATGACTCAGCAAATATTTTTAATCTTTCGTTTACGCTTTTTTCTCTTAAAGCATTACTCAATGCAATGTCTTCTAATATATCTCTTTCTTCTTTTTTTCTAAGTTTTGTATAAAGTTGCTCGTTTTTATTTATTTCTAAATTAGCTCTATTTAGTTGTTGCTCTATTGCATTTCTTACTATAATTAAACTTTTCATGATTAATCCCCCTTAATTTTTAATTTACTTGGTAAATACAAGTTAACTAACTCTATATCTCTTGTTAAAACACTTCTTTTTACTTTCTTATTATTATTAAACTTCCTGTTATTTTTCTGCTCATCATAGTATGTAATTCTAAATAACTTTCTATCTTGTTCTACTTTGTAGACTTTGTTTTTATAGATTATTCTCATGCAATTACCCCTTTGTTGTATTTTTTAAGACCTTCAAAACTCGCTTTCTTATTGTATTGCTTACAAAACTGTATATAAGCTATTAGTACCTTTACATTCAACTAAATCACCCCCTTTCTTGGCTTATAACAATATCTTTCTTTAAAATAAGCAACTGATACCCTACCAGAAAAAGTCTTAAAACCTTCTTTTTCTAATTCTTCATTTAATTCTGCAATTATTTTGTATGCAGTTGCTTCGCATATATCTAAAAATTTAGCTACATCTTTTGCTCTATAAAATAATTGTTCTTTAGCTACTGCTTTTGCCATGCAATACACCTACTTTCAAAATATTCTGTATTTAATTTCTATCTTCCAACTAATTCGTCTAATGTAACCTCTAAATAGTCAGCTAATTTTATCAATGTATCTATAGTTGGATTTTTATTTTCTCCTCTTAAAATTGAATATAAATTCCCTGAATCTACGCCTATTTCTTTTGCTAATTTCCATGCTTTTAAATTTTTATCTTTTAAAATTTTGTTTATGTTGTCATTAATTGCCATTAATTTCCTCCTTTGATATACTATATTTGTAGGATAAATCCTATAAATATATGGTTAGGTGGTGATACAATGAAAGTTCATAGATATTCTCTAAGGGTAGAAAAATTATCATCCCAAGAAATTAATGAAAAAATTGATTCTTTTACTGAGTGTGGTTGGTTATATATCGGAGATTTCAAAATAGGCGATGACCTATTTATTCAATTTGCTTGGAATAAACCTAATAAACCTATTCTTCCAAAGGGATACGGAGAATATAAAAAGGGAAATCACATACATGTTCATGGCATGATATAATTCTAAAAATAGTTGGATTAAGCAATTCAATTACATTAGGATTTTTTTTGTATTCATTGTAAATATCAATATCAGTTGTTATAATTAGTTTATTTTTACCTACTATTTCATAATCTAAAGTTGTATTTAGATACTCTTGAATATACAGTTTAAGAGTATCTTCATTAAACTTGCATTTTACTTTTTCATTCATTTAATCACTTCCTTTTCAAAATATTCTGTATTTAGTTTTCAAGGTGCTATTAATCTTTAACCTAACATTGATATTTGATTGTTCTTTTTAAACTTATTAATAAAGTATATTTGTCCCTTACCAGTAATCTTAGGTGTTTTAGTAATACTTGTATGACCATCTGGATGTACTCTTGTACCTTCTTTTGTTTCTATAACTCCTAAATCTACACTTTTTTGAGTTGGTGTATTGTAATCCTCACCTTTACGTTTTATTAAGTAACCATTATTTCTTAACCAGTCAAATAATCTATTTTGTCCTGTATCAATTCCATTTTGTCTAAGCAATTTTGCTAATTCTCCAACCAGGATTGAATTGTCAGAAGACGCTACCGAATCAGCAAACAGTACTTTTGGTTGTTGTAACTGAATTACCTTATCTTTTTCCTCTATTTCTCTACTTTTCTTTTCTATTGTTTTATTTGCTACAATTAATGCTCTAGCCATAACTTTTTCGGGACTATTCCAGTCTTTTTCAATTTGTAGAAAATACTTTCTAGCTTGTTTTCCTTTTTCATTACGCTGTATCATAGCTATTTCTTTTGCCATATCTAACTTAATTACATGGTCTATATATTCAGTTTCATTACCTTGAGCTGTTACTTTTTTTTGAGTAATAGATATAAAATCTTCATTTTCTACAAATCCATAACCAATCATTCTATTGAACCAATCATTATATCTACTTCCAACCTCTAAAAACTCATGTAAATCTCTTGCACTTAATATTTGTTCTTGATTTTCATTAACTTCTACCTTTATAAGACCTTCATTCTCAATTACGCTTAAATTATTCATGTTTTTTTACCTCCTCGCTCTCGACTTCTTTTATGTAATTCCAAAGTATGTGTAGTATTAATGAGTTCATAGAGCTTCCTTCTATTGATGCTCTATTTTTAATTTTTTCAAGCAATGGTGCTGGTAATCTAAATGTAAATCTAACTCTTTCATCTGTCATATATTTGACGTCAACTCCTTTCTTGTTTTAATAATAACATGTCATATATTTGACGTCAAGTATTTTTATTGACTTTCTGTATCAATTATTTTATTATTAAAGTGTCATAAAGACGTCAAATTTTATGTAAGGAATGATAAATATGTCTAATAAAGATATTTATACTCGTGAAGAGGATAAAAGATTTACATTAAGAATTAATAAACTTCTTTTTGAAAAAATTGAACAACTTGCACAAAAAGATAAACGTTCTATAGGTAGAGAAATTGAATTTATTCTTGAGAAGTATTTTGAAGATAATCCTGTAGAATAAAAACTATCATATCTTTTAATGTATATCCTTTAACTTTTGCCTGTTTTAGAAGCTTGTCTTTAAGTTCTCTAGGCAGGCGTATTGTTGTTTGTTCAATTTGCATCTAATCACCTCTTTTGAATATTCTATATTTAATTTCCAAAGTGTTATTTTGATTTGGGGAGTTGGTATTTCACCTACCCCTTCTATTTATTATTTTAAAAAAATCTTACTAAACACAATTCCTAAAAAATAAAAGATTCCAATTAAAATTCCTCTAATAAATATTTCTTTTTCTTTATTTCTCATATACTTGCTCCTTTAAAAATTTTATATTTAGTTTTCAAGGTACAATTAAAGCTTTATAGTTTACTATGATTTACAGCAAAGTCAAAAAAAATTTCATTTATTGTTTTCCCTGTTTCGAGCGAGATTTTATGCGCTATTTCTAAACTTGGATTAACCTTACCGTTTTCTATTCTAGATAAATACGGTCTTGATATACCTATCTTATCAGCGAATTTTTTTTGTGATATTCTAGATTCTTTTCTAATATATTGTAAATTATTTTTTATATTAATCCCTCCTGACTTTATTTATAACTTTATTTGTTAATCATAGTATACGTCTTTTTTTTACTCTTGTCAATTATTTTTTACTAAATTTTTATTTTTGTTAACAATAGTTTACATTTTTCTGATATAATTAAGTCAACTATTATTTAGACGAGGTGTGAAATTATGCAAACATTAGCAGAAATTATTAAAGAATATAGAAGTGAACATAACTTATCTCTTAGAGAATTTTCTAATCTTTGTGGTGTGAGCCATACATATATAGATAAGATAGAAAAAAACAGAGACCCAAGGAATGGTAAAGCTGTTGAACCTACTTTAGATATGCTTGAAAAAATGAGTTTTGGATTAAATTTAACTTTAAAGGAGCTATTAACTAAATTAGGTAAAATACAACCTAACACCCAACAAGATGATAAATTATTAAAGAAAGTTAACTCAAAAGAAGATAGTGAAGTTAACGAACTAATAAATAGATTAGCATCTTTAGATTCAGATGATAAAAATGCAATAAAAAAAATGATAGATAATGCTTATTATAAAGCAGTTAATACTAAGAAAGAATAAAAGAGCTAAAGCCCTTTTATTCTTTCTTTTCATTTAGATTATAAATTTCATTTATTTTAGCTCTTATTTTTTTATACTCTTCTGAATTATTTTTCAATACTTCTTTTAACTTACTGACATATAAACTCATATTTTCATTCTCGTTCAAATAAACCATCCCCTGTAAAGTATTTTTCTATCCCACCAACTGAACATACGTTCTTAAAAATGATAATGTTTTCCCTCTAGAATCTGTCTTTCCTCCTTATTACTTTTATTTGTTTATCTATTTCAGCACTATTTTTATAGTGCTTTGAAAGTGCTTTTCTTACTTACATTTTAACACATTTTTCCACCAAAAAATGTTCTAATGAGGAACATTTATTACAATAAACTACACAAACTATCAATTATAAAAATAATCAAAAAATAATTAAAAGGTGGATTTTAATAAATGTTGAAAAAATTAAGAAAAAAGAAAAGAATGACACAACTAGAATTAGCAGAAAAAATGGGACGTAACAGAAGTTATATATCAAAACTAGAAAATCAAGAGTACAAAGATATAGGTATATCTACGATATTAGACTTATCTATAGCACTAGAAGAAGACTTCTTAGAACTGTGTAAATATTACAAGATTCAAGAGATAAAAAGAAGAGAAAAATAAAACAATTATTTAGATAATATATCTAGCATGTTATAATTATTGTAATATTAAAATGACATAATTGGGGGTGTCTAAAATTCCTGCTTACAAAGATGAACAAAGAAAAAGCTGGTATGCTAGTTTTTATTTTACAGACTTCGATGGAGATAAGAAAAAGAAAACAAAAAGAGGTTTCAAAACTAAAAAAGAAGCTTTAGAATTTGAAAGAGAATTTTTAAACAAATCTAAAATGAGTACTGATATGAATTTTGAAAGTCTTGTAGATGAATACATGCAAGATATGTCAACTAGACTAAAATTATCTACAATAGAAAATAAAAAATATTTAATAAATACAAAAATTTTACCTACATTTGGTAAAATACAAATAAAAGATATTACTGCAACACATATAAGAAAATGGCAAAATAACTTGTTAAAAAGTAATTATAGCCAAACATACATAAAAACAATAAATAATCAGCTTGTTGCTATATTAAATTATGCAGTTAAGTACTATAATTTACCTTCTAATCCTGCTCATTTAGCAGGTTCAGTTGGTAAAAAAAATGCTGAGGAAATGGCATTTTGGACTTTAGAAGAATTTAAGAAATTTATAGAGTATGAAAATAAGCTAGATGCAAATTTAGCTTTTAAAATTCTATTTTGGACAGGTATTAGGCTTGGAGAGTTACTAGCTCTCACTCCAAAAGACATATCAAAAAATCAAATAGATATTAACAAAAGCTATTTAAAATTAAATGGAGAAGATATTATATCAACTCCTAAAACACCAAAAAGCAAAAGAGTTATACCTATTCCTAGTTTTTTATATGCTGAAATTGAAAATTATCTATCTAAGTTATATAATTTAAAAGAGAATGAAAGAATATTTAAACTTAATAAAAGTTTTCTTTTTAGAGAATTAAATAGATGTTGTAAATTATCTAATGTAAAAAAAATTAGAATACACGATTTGCGACACTCTCACGCTTCATTATTGGTGAATATGGATATAAATATATTAACTATAGCTGAAAGATTAGGACATGAAAATGCTGAAACAACATGGAATACTTATTCTCATTTATACCCAAATAAACAATTAGAAGTTGCAAAAAAACTTGAGGTTTTAAAATATTAG